GACTGTACCAAACTCCATAGTCGAGTTATTTAATATAGGGTCACCATCTACATCTGTTAATAACAGGGCTTCAGTTTGTTCTATATTTAAAAGAGCCAATTGATCCTCTGCGTAATAGGAATCCATCCACTCGCGAATCCATAAATACTGATCTCCACCTACCCAGCCCACAGTCTCCTCCCAGGTAAAGGTTTGGTTATTACCGGGGGGGATTACATAAGGCGTCCAGCTCGAATAACCCTCAGGCTTTGTAGCAAATGTTGTAGTGAAATCAGCCCAATTTCGATGGGGGGTTGGACCGTGGTAAATAGAGAAATTATAGAGAGTAAAATCTAGACTACATCTAAAAGTTATCCTTACCGTAGCAGCATCGATTTCGCCCAACTCGTTTTGCGAGCTTGTAAGCACTTGAGCAGACAATTCCCAAACCGTTAAAGTTCCTGCGCCAATATTTATTGTAAATTGTGGCTCATCCATTACAATAGATATTTAATTGAATATTTACCATAACCTTCGATCTCTTGTATTTCCGGTTTTGGAAACCCCATAATAATCTGATAACTATACTCAGAGGCTACGGAAGTTGCCAAAACGCCTAGTCTATGGGTTCCAGTGGAAGCTTCTATAATTAACTCCCCATGAAAAGTCCCTTCGGCTAAAGGCTCAAACTTAATTTGTATTTTTAGGTAACTCTCCTGGGAGGTATCTATATTATAAGCGAGCAGTCCGACGTTGCTATTTACAACATCTACTTGCGCATCATCCACCACCAGGGAGTAGAATTCCCCAGTCAGATCCAAAGAAAAAATCCTTAAAACAGAACCCCCTTGCCCGGAATTTCCGAGCAAGAGCGTTGCTATTTTACCTCCAGGAATTTCTTCGATATACATATTAGAATGTCATAGATCCGAAACTAACCTCAGTGATCGCAGTTCCATCTACATCGGTTAGGGATAACTCCTCCAAAAGTAAAGTCCCTTCAAAATGAACCTGTGAATAGACGAGATCACCATTTGAAAATTTAATCTCAAGCGATCCTGAATAAGTTCCCTCAACCTCCGGATGGTGCTCGTTAGTATTCACCCATAAACCTACCTTAAAAGTTAATTTATCAGTGCTGTGAGAAGGATTTCCTTGAGGATGTACGGTGGTAGAAAGCGCAGTTGAAACCAAGGTCGAATCACCTATAGGTTCAGTGTCAGCAGTATTAGAATTTATAACCACAAAAGACCAGTCGGTTCCATATTCGAAACCACTGCCAGATCTAGTTTGCTCTGAAGTTCTCGCATTAGTCATTGTTTGATAGGCAGCTTGAGCATCCTGAAGGCGTAGTAGCGCCAATGCGTTGCTATGCTCCATACCATCTAACACATATTGAGGAGCCCCACTAGCTACTGTCGCTTCATAGGTTGCCACCAAGTCAGCATAGGTAGCCCCTAACTCTGCAACTAGACTCTGCTGTTCGTCCACGGCAGTTCCTGTAGGAGGAGTATACACTGGAACATCTACCCGAGTACCAGACCTACTAACTCCTGAATATACATACCATGCCTCCGTTGCACTAAATGGATTACCGGTATTAGTATCGTCATCATCTGTTGAAGTATGTGAATCCGTACATTTATACGTTGTGAAAGTACCATCACCATTACTGTACTGAACTAAACTACCCGATGTATAAGCTGTGCCTGCGTTCCATAGCGGGGTAGGATCTCCTGTTTGAGGGGAAATAAACTGAAAGCGGGAGATGGTCACAGGGACATCTCCTTTGTTGATGATATCTATATCAACAATATTACTGGTAGAATCTCCTATTGCATCAGTATGATTAACTACCACACAACCATTAAGAAGAGCATCGTCAACGTCTACAGAAGCGGGTATTGGCGTTTGAGTTCCCGTTACGGGTAGGGCAAGGGTTTTATTGCCAATAGTTGGGTACGAACAGGTAAGATGGATAGTTCTATTCCAAAAGGCTGATGCGGAAGACCAAAGGGTAGGGCTAAATCTTACCAAAGCTTCCAGATTGTGTTGCCCAGCAGCAGAGATATCTATAGGGCTGTCGGTGAAATTTCCGTCAGCTGCATGTTTCAGACCTATAACTTTAAACAGATCTTGACCACCGACCTGCACTGTGGAAAAATCAGCTAGACTTAATAAGCCTACACCACCACTGAGCGGATTGTGGAATCCTGTTTCATACATAAATGAAATCACCTTATCATCAGTATCATTTCTTTCTACATTAGGGAAAGCCTTGGTGGTCGTGGTCAGAGAGGTCCCCTCCGGGTTAGAAAAGTTAAAATATTTTCTTCTGTATATGTATATCCTTGCTGTTGAGAGTTCATCGCCTACTGCTAAAATATCATCCCAATAATTAGCGTCATACTCAAGAGTAATAACCCCGGTTTGATCACCTACTCCTTGATCTGTACTTCCATTCAAAGTAACATTTACTTCCTCCCCTGGACCTAAGGTTTTATGCTCACTATCAGCTAACGTAGAACCTGAAAAACTCCAACCAACCTGCCCCGAGTAGTTTACTGGGGAATAGGTTAGATAAGAATTTGCAACGGGATAACCTATCGGCTTAAAAACAAAGTCAACATCTGGATCGGGCATCCCCACAATTTGATCGGGTAGGGAATAAGTCCCATTCAACGCAACACCCGCCGCATGCCAATCTGCCACTATAGAAGTGTTTGAGCTTGCCGATAGCTTAATTGATGTGTTGGTAGAGGAAGAGTCCGTTATATCTAATGCGGCATAGTGATTTCCCACTCTTTGTGTAGGGTCAAACCTTATCGGAAGCGCGTGTAAATCTACCGCAGTATAATCATTTTGATCTGCCGGTTCGATTTGAGCCGCTGCTAAACTAGTGACGTCATGTATTATGATTTTGGAAGCTCCAATTGTCGCTCTATCCGCCTCTACGACTTCTAGATAAGTATCTCCGCCAGAATCAGAATCGTCGATATAGTTTAACTTAAGTTCGGCAAAGGACGTCTCATCTCCATCGGTAATTAAGGTCACCGAATTGTCAGTATCATCATCATTGAACCACATAGGGGAATTAAAAAAAGTAAAAACACTATTGTCGTAATCATCTAGATGATCTGCATGTTCGGAAATAGTTGCAGTTACATTCTGCAGTACAGAACCTTGTGGTCCAGTATTTTTGAAGATCAACAGCAGTACTTTACCATTATTACTACTTAGCTCGAATAGCTCAATTCCATTTGTTGGTGTTATTGTTGGCATTTTGTTTGGTTTTTTGTTAGACTAATAAGATATATGTAGAGTCAGGATCAAACCAAACTCGTTGAATTGTGTTGTCTTTGCTAGGTACACACAGTCCGACGGACCTTACCCAGTTTCCCGAACTCGAACCCGGGATTACAGAAAGCGTACTATCACTTCCAATATACAGCGTCTCCCCTGTGATAAAAGAATCCAAAGCCGGGTCGCCGACAGGGAAATCCACAAATCCTTTATGGATTAAATGAAGTTCTTTGGTCTCAGGTAAGTAGGTGTGAAATATAAACAAGCCTTTAGTGGCTCCCTTTTCTACATTTGTAATGTCCACTTTACTTATGGTGCTGTTGTACTGATTCGCCCCAGAGTTAAAGTAGACCAGATCCCCAAAAGTAAAGTCCTGGTAATTCTCCAGGGTAAAATCTTTCAATGCCCAGCGGAAGTTTTTACTTTGCTCGGTGATGGGAGATCCAGATACTGCCGCCCCAATTTGTAGTGGTATTGTAGCCGTAATTTGTGATCCTGTTTCGCTCATATCAATATTATAAAAACCTTGCAAGTGGGGCAGCACTAATGAATTCATCCCCTCATAGGAAGGGTCAAAAGCATCCGAAAGCATTCCTGCCGATCTAAGTACTGCATTGGAAACCGCCGTTATTTGTAGTGTTCCCATCTATAAGGTTATGTCTGGGTTAATAATAAATTTCCCTCTGAGCCAGGTAAGGGTTCTGGCACCCCCAGCGTAATTGGAGCTGGTCAATTGCAGATCGTACACGTATTCTCCTTCTTTCCAGTTTTCGGTAACATCCGAGTGAACCTGAATAGATACATAGCCATTGCCCATAGTTATTTCACTTCCCGGATGCGCAGAGTTTTCGGAGTACAGGGTGATCAGCGGTCTTTGCGTTCGCCCTTTAAGGATGCTCATCTTTGCCGTGTGATTTGTGACATCAAAGCGATTGTTCTCTGCATCAGCGATCTCTAGGTCTAGGATAAAAGTATCTCCTTTTCTAGCTATAATATCCAGTTCCCGGGATATGTCTGTATTGATTTGAGCGCGACTCACGATTTTGAACGAATTTGATTTTCAGCCAAAATCAATAAGATCTCCGAAACACCTTTAGAAATTTCCTCCAACTTGGTTTGAAAGTTTGTTTGGTCATTTTCTAGGTGTACTACACGCGCCTCTAACAGAGCCATCTGGTTGTTAAAACGGGTGTATATTCCAATTAAAGCGCCGCCGATACTAACCAGTAAGGCGATTACTTGGTAAAGGGAAAGTTGCATAACATCATTCATGTTGCATATTTTAGTTTAATGTATAATCAAATACATTGGGTTTACCGAATCCGTTGTTTTCGACGATGATAAAACCTGAGGTAGAACTCCATCCATTACTCTCCGAGTAAAAATTCCCGGTAAATATTGGCGGAACCGAAATCGCTCGGTAGTCTGCCTGGTCGAAATAAATCTCTTCTACCTTTTGGTAGTATTTGGTTGTCTTTCTAGAGTGCCAGTGTCCTCCAAGCAGCAGATTGTACATGCCTTGTTTTCCGTAATCCCAGAAGATCTTCGAGCAGTCTTGCTTGGAGAGTCCTTGGTGATTGTGGGTAAGTACATGGCAGATGCCGTCTATCTCCCGGGTAAGAATCAGTGGATCATAATTCACCGCTATATCCTTAAAATGGCTCTGGATCATATAGTGCAGAAGTGTGGCTATCTCTCCTTTAGCATCTTCCTTATTATTCGAGGTTGATCTATCGTGATTCCCCGCTACCATATTTACCTCGGTTAGGTTGTCGATGCTCATCAGGAAATCGCGAACGATCTCAAAAGCGATGATCACGCCATTGGCACCTGAAGCATTGTACTCCATTCCTTGCCAAGAGTTGATGTGGTTTAATCCGGTGAAAGACTCTATAAAGTCCCCAAGAAGGTTGATGTGCACACTTGCATAACCGTGACGGTTGATGCGAGCGGCAGATTCTCGAAGCTTACTCACCACATGCTCGTAAGAGAAGTCGGGAGTGATCTTCAAGCCTTTGACCTTGGCGCCTATATGAAAGTCTGAGAGTACGGCTACACCGATACCTTCACCCTTTTTTAAAACTCTTTTTGGCTCGGGCATATTCTCCAGGGTCTGAGAAAGTAAATTCTTCAGCTCTGTGAGATCTGACTCGATCTGTCGAGGTTTTAATTTTAGGGATACTTGGTAATTGGTGCGTTTACCGGTTTTGGACGTGACGTCCCAAGAGTTGCACTTGTACTCGGCTACCGACCATAGGTTTGTATCAATGTCAAAGAACTTAATTGCTTCCTCCAGCGAACTGATAGATTGCTCTCCTTTGTACTGATACACCTTAGAATCTGGTGTAAGAGTTTCTGATTTTTCGTGTAGACTAGGTTTTAGTCTGTACTCGCCAATTTTACGTCGAAGGGTTCTGTGTGAGATGTTAATTTCTTCACTCTCTAAAATGATGCTGGCTAAACGACTGTGAGATACTGCTTTGTTGTTCTGATCGTAATGGGCGATAATTTGCTTTAAGCTCGCCATGTAACGCTATTTTATTGCTTATATAAGACAAATATAATAAAATAAAAGTCTATAAGCGAAATAATAGTTCATATAATGAAAAAATAAAAAGGGAGCGGGAATTATCCACACCCCCTTTTTAAGGAATCAGAACAAGGGAATTATTTTAACTTTGCAATTGCAGCTGTAATTTCATCAGCACCGGAATCTGCACCAGTAATTTTACATGCAAAGATCATTTTAATTTTCTCGCCTTTCAGCGCATCCATACCACTCTTGGAAGACGATACCGTTACAAAGTCAGCAACGACAATATTGTAAGTAGCACCAGCGGTTACACCAGAGGCAGGTTTAACTACCGGGAATCCAACTTTATTTGTCACACCATCGTATGCAAAACAAGCCTCTTCCAATTCAGCAACGTCAGCCGCTGTTCCTGTAGTAGGTACATAAGCGTCTCCTGCCGTAGCAGTCTCACCTTCCAGAGAACCTGAAGTAGCAATGCGAACGTGTTGATTGACTCCAGCGGTAATGGTTACAGTACCTGAAGACTCAGTAATTGCGAATTCATCTTTTGTGACTACAAATCCACCAGCCGTTGTCGAGCAGATATTATAAGCCGGTAAGTTTGCCGTACCCGGCGTAGTTACAATCACTTTGATGCAACCTTCTCCGGTCATTGCAGACGCATCTACCGTCCAAGTTTGTTGAGTACCTGCATTGTATGCAAGAGTCGCCACTCGAGTACATTCACCTGAGTCTACATCGACCGATGTTTTAGAGTTGGCAGAAAAAGCGATTTCAGCATCCCCTGCAGCCATAGTTGCTAATGAGTGACTTTCACCGGCTTTGTATACAGTTAAATCTGAGGCATCTGCCGCATCAATAATAAAAAGTTGTTTAGACATTTCTTAGAGTTTTAAGTATTAATTTATTCGTTTAAGCGATTCTCCGCTGCCTTAGTCTGAAACCTCGGTGATTCTATTAACTCTAAGATATACTGCACCGCCTGATCGACGATTTCCTGATGTGTATGCTCTGCTAATTCGCAGCTTTCATTCAAAGATAAAGAGATTTTTTCGGGCTGCCTAATGTAGTCTAGCCTGGAGCCTTTTAATATAAACCTTTCACCGTCTTGGAATATTCTCACCTGGTCTTTGGCGATACTTGCCACAGGTGAAACCGCCTTACCCTTTGCAAATGGGTTGGCTTGCATTTTGTATAATTCGTCCAGCTCTACGATGCGAACGGGCACCCACTGATCGCCACCTGAACCGTCTACCGGGGATACCTTCGCGCGAACATTAACCATAAAAAGGTAATCTCCGGGTAGGGTTGTAGATTGATCATTTAGGGCGGCATCCTGATCGAAGCTCTCTTCGGAATCAACCACCAGAACCTCTCGAATATTATCCAGATGCCGCTGCGTTAAAGAGAAGCCTCCCTTAGAGAAGACCGAACTTTTGATATAGCGATCTTGAATAAGATTTAATACATGGTCGAGTTCCTCTTCTAGGAAATTGCTATAGACAAAGGACCCCACCTTCTGGAGTCCCTGGTCTATGGCGTAGTGCATCTCTTGTACGTTCATTATTTAGTGAAGGATTTTAGTCGAGCTTTTAAAACGGTCAGCACCTCAGAGTTCTTCTTGTTCTTTAAAAACAAAAGAGTCTCCTCTAGGGTGTCCCCAATTTTCTCATCCCCATTTAGATAGGCTGTTCCTACCCGGCGAAGAACTTCGTGGGAGATACAACTTTCTATAAAGGCTGTTTGCTCAAGGTTTTTATCGGTTACTATTTTTAAGAAACTCGCCGGGTCGGCTTCCACCTCATGCTCCAGCTTTAATTCCTTCCCCTCCGGGGAGAGTCCTTTGGGTGAAGAACCCATCGCCAGAAGAATCATGTCCATCTTATCCTCGTCTGCCGAGGCTTTAATAAATTCTCTGTAGGCTTTCTTTTTCACCTCCAGGGCAGAGTGTTTCTCTTGCATCTCCAAGGAAGGGTCGTGTAGAAAGTATTTAAATTTTCTAGAGCCCATACAAGCATCAGAGTCCGCCGCCACAAAAGGGTGTGCTAGGGCAAACTTGTACTTGATATAATCCATTAAATTGATGGGGTTTCCCTTCTGATCTGTAGAAGCATCGAGCTTGGTTCCTTGCCCGTGGTCTACCTCTATGGTGAGCTCCGAGAAGAAAGACTCGGCAGTTTTGTAAAAATTTGGATCGCTATGTTGCAACCCTAAAAGAGCCGGAAGAAGTTCCTTCTCTTCGGAAAATGTTAATCCCTTATTTGTCTGTCCTGATTTGGTAAAGGATGATCCTATCCTGCGCTTTGATTCCGCATAGATATGTTCTGGAATATTTGTGTTATTCGGCTTGCGTCGAATGTATACAATTCTTGATGACATGTTCTGAAATTTTAAGGTGATAAAAAATAGGTGCCGCTCTATGCGACACCTATTAGATTATACTAGGCTACACATTCTAAGTGTAGACAGTTTGTAGCTCTACGAATGGCAATCCCCGCAGACTTCATAAAGTGTACGGAAGCTCCATCCACATCATTCGCTCTTAAAGAATTTCCTTGGAATCCTGGAGGCACTGTAGCTCCGGCAACAGCCCAACGTGTAAACTCTCTTCCTTTTTGAGAAACCAGTTTAACATTAGACTCCCCATCGTAAGTACTCATGTCAAGGAAGATCATTCGGTAAGACTCCATTGGCAATCCAGTGGTTGGATGCTTCGGAGAATTCAATGCTCTTGCACCATTGTCTAACAGAGGCAAGTGGCGTACCGTGATCGTGTGACCGTCGATGTGCTTGTAGCTAGTGAAGAATCCACCGAGCTCCATATTGCGACCCGAACCAGAGATGAAGTGTGAACCGTCAACTCTAATATAAGTATTAGAATTTAACTCCTCTTTCATCGCATTGTCGAACTCTTCCAATCCACCCAATCCGGTGAATAGAACGATGTTCATCTGCTGGGCATCCGAAGCGCCGTATAAGGCATCTCTCACCGCTTTTTTCAACTTCGACGCAGTTAACGTAGAATACGTATCGGTATTTGGAATTTGCTCCAATACACCAGATCCTAATGGAATAGCTTTTCCATTATCGTCTTTTAAGTGAATCACACCGTCAGCATCGCGGTTGTACTGCGAGTACCATAATGCGTATTCAGCTTCCTCTTTCCAACGCAACATGTGTTGGTATTCCTCGAAGTCGTACCACAATTTCGTTGTGCGTCCACCAATGTTGAATTCGACATTCACAACTCGCTCAGGGGCAATTCCCTCGTAGCGGTATGACTTACGAATAAGTGATATTTGGTTACGCATTTTACTCGGTGCAACCCAGTTTGACTCATTTCCACGAGATCCAGACTGTGCTACCGGCGCAAATAATTGCACGAACTGATCACCTGCTGCTGCAGTAATAGAAGATGAAGTAGGGCTTACCAATTGTAAAGTATACTCCCATCCTCCCGCTACTTCAACAGGATCTTCTTGAACGCGCATTTGCTCGCCCGAAGGAGATTCGATGATGTATTGTCTCACGAACCACTTCTCAGCAAATACGGCTTTAAAGCGCGTGTGGTTTCCACCTTTTGCGTCGATCCCTGAAGCTAAAGCCACGGCTTTGTTCAAACTTCCAATAACGGGATAATCGTACTGGATGTCGGAAATTTGTTTAATATTTCCAAGTCCCTCAGTCAAGAAAGAAAGAGGAAACCTCTTGTCTTCTCTACCCGCTAGGTGGGTTAATACCGGCGATAATACGTCGGGTTGAGTTAAGAGAGCGTTTGCCAACGAGTTCTCGTCGGTCATGCCCTCTGCGTTGTACTTGTCTTCATAAAGACGAAGCTTTTTCAAATTGTCAGCTGCCATTTAACAGATTTTTAAGTTTATACAGGTTTGATTAAAATAATTCATCCAGTCCTGGTAAACCTTTAGTAGCTTTCGGCTGAGAAGATTTTCCTCCACTCATCCGAGATTTTGCACTTCCGCTATTTGCTTTTAACTTTGATTTTAAATTCTTTGTCTTGGTTGTTTTTGCTGCGTTGACCGCCATTTTAGATAAGTCGAATCCTTTGTAAACCATGTACTCCATAGCCAACATGGATTCGGTATCCATCTGATCGCGTTCAACCATTCTTTGACTTCTGCCCTGTGCATCTACAGGTTTAGCCATCCAATCGTAAAACTTGCGCTTGTCGGATTGGGTAATATTTATTCCCTTTACTTCACCAGAGGAAATCGTCTGGTTAATTTCATTCCAGGTCTCTTCATTTTTACGCTTTGTATCTTGCGCCGTCTGAGCCTGTTGATTTAATAGATCCTGCTCTTTTTGAGCCTCTAAAGAAGAGAGCTTGTTTAAGTCCCTTTGAGACTTTTTAAATAAAAGCCCGGTATCTTCCAGGTCCTCCAGACTCTCGGAGATCTCTTCGGTGTTGTAGCCTTGGTGCTCCATCAAAGCCGAGACTACCTGCTTTTGCATGCTTGTATTGTCCTCGGCGATCTCTACCCCAGCGTATCTGCTGGCTTGACTGCTCGTCTGGAAATACTTCTGCGGGTCTCCCCCGTTGATGCGGTATTGCATAAATTTTTGCACCTCGGGCATTTGCTGGAAAATTTCCGCGAGTTTCGTATCGGCAATCTTCTCGGCAACGCTTTGCGTGTAGGAGGCAATTCCCTGGTAGGAATCTTCAAAATCTCCCTCGACTTCATATCCGAGGATTTTATCCAATTCTGAAATAACTGATGGATCCGCATTATCATCATCAGAAGAATCAGCGGTATCATCAATTTGATCCCCAGCATCCCCATGATCATCAGTTCCATCCCCAGTTGTTTGAGTGGATGAAGCGTCTGCCTCTGCGGATGCTTGTGAATCTGTGTCATTGTCCAGGTTTTGATCATCCCCCTTGTCCGGTTCCGATACATTACCCGCTGTTGTTAAATCCTGCGAAACAGCATCAGTAGTGTCCGCTACTGTAGGTGTGCTGTCGTCGAATAAATCAACCATATTGACCTGTGAAAGGTCTAGTCCCGTTGTTTGTTCTGTGCCATTCATAATTCAAATTTAATTAATTGTAATAAGAATTCACTTATCACAAGGTTCGTCCCAAATTGTTCTTACTATATAAACTTTTTACATAGATTATTTTTTCTCTTTGCGAGTCTTTAACTCGTCATTTTTCACTTTTCGCTCTATAAGGTCAAGTTTGCGCTTGTCCAATTCGTCTTTAATTCCGTTTTTATTTACGTCGTTTTGATGCTTATGACCATTGCCCATTTCTTTCATCTCGGCGATGTAGATGTCCTTATCTCTATCCAGTTGATTTTCGGTAGACTCAAAGATTTGCTCTGCCTCTTTCTGCTGCGCTTGCGCCTCTTGCATCTGCATCTGTGCTTGCTCTGCTTGCTGTGCTTGCTGCCCTTCGATTTCCTCTTGAAGTCTTTCCACCTGAGCGAGTTTTGTCTTGATGGTCGCAAAGTGGTCCATATCCAAGATCTCGGCGATGGTAGAAGGCTTGGCACCGTTTTGTGAGAAAGCTTGAATCATCCCTCGAAGCTGTTGTAGCTTCTCGGACTCTCTAGCGGAATTCTTCACATAGACTCCAAAACTTACCTCGGAGAGTTCTGAGGCTTCCAGCTCTACAAATACCTGGTCCAGATCTGAACCTATGTACTGGAATTTCTTCCCGTCCTTCCAAGCGACCTTAGAAGTATCTAAAAGTCCAAGGCGTTCTTTCTCTTCGAACTTCTCGAATTTTCTAAACAACTCTTCGGTGATCAATGAGCTCTGGAATACGGCGCGCTCAGTGGAACCCACCCCATCGGTAGCCATAACTTGACCCTTTCTCTGGCGGTTAAAGCCCACCAAATCTTCCCACTCTTGTTTGATCGCCTGCAGAAGTTCAAACTGTGCGGCGATATATTGTCCCAAAGACATATCCAATACCTGAAACTGGTTAAAGGATACCCGCTCTCCGGACTTCCCCTCGGCTGTAGAATCTATAAATGCGAATCCCATGGCATCGGCGAAGTACATGAACTTCTCCTCGTCCCAGCCGTGACGCTTTGGAATGGCATTGATTTCCATCAGCATGATCTTATCCTTGTTCTTGGCGATGGAAAGCTCCAGGCGGTAGTGGAATACATTGTAGAGAATTTGATAGGGAACTCCCATAGACACTATGGAAATATTGTCCGAATGTCGATCCGAGTATTTTCTGCCGTTGTAGGGAAGCTTACAGATGGAATAGTTCTCCAGCTGAGTGCGCTGCACCTGGCAGGGACCCAATCCCAAATAAATATCACCGTCCAGGCGATACCCTTCCATGGCTTGGTTTACCCAAACCCAATCAATCGTCTCTCCGGCATCGCGGTCGAGTTTGTAATTCTCATCCACGGTCATCTCCTGAGGTTGTCCCATCTCATCGGTATAGCTGAGAAAGCCAATCTTCCGAAAAGACTTCCAACAAACGTGAAGGACTTCTACGGTTCGGTCCGAATGTTCCCGGTCCTCGCGAGAGTCTAAAAAGTCTAAAGAGAACCCTCCATCATTAGAGGTAGTTGGGTTTTCCAATCTTTCCAGGTCCTTCTCGCCTAAGATGTCGTAAAATTTATCGACCACCTGATTCACGCTCATGCGCTTGCGTCGCACCTGCCAATCCGAGTCTTCGATAAAGGTTACCGAATCGGTCTTGGCGTAGTCTAAATCAAAAGGTGAAACCACCTCGTAATCGACAGAGTTCATGCAGACCCCTTTATAGGAATACACATAACCGGATACCACCCAGTCAAAAAATGCCTCTTGAAATCTATCGTCCAGATCCAAATCTATCGAGAGTGCCGTGAGCGCATGTTGTCCCTTGATGGCTCTGGCATCTTTGTAGGAGGAATCAAAAGCCTTTTTAAATGCTTCGGGTTCTACCTGCTCTTTCGAGGGCATGCCGGTTTGCACCCCCTGATCGTTAAGCTCGTTAACATAACGCTGCTTGAGATAATTCAAAGTTGCCTTGTACTCGTCCTCTTGCTTTTTAGAGACTACATCCCTATTGTGGCAAAGCACTTGGTAGTTGGCGGAGCGTTTGGATTTTTCTCCCAGCAGTAAATCCACGATGGGTTTGATAATATTGTAAGAGCGCAACTTCGCCGGGTAGCCTCGCTTGGGAGCTTTAGCCCCATAGGGAGAGATTACGTAATTGTAATCTGAAGTTTCCAGATGTCCGTTATAGGCATTATATAAATCAAACAATTTACTCTTCTGTCCGCTTGCAAAAGAACTCTCATTAATTAAGGCTTTCATAGAATCCTTATACCACTGATCGTTCTTTTTTGTTAAGGGGAGTTTTTGTTTAGGTAATTGCATATATCAAGGGTCTATTCTTTCAAAATTAATTAAAAAACTCCCGGTTCCAGAAGTCTGAGCCGTCGGATTCAACAGCGGTTTCCACCACCTTATTATGTAGATCTTTTAGGTGGTACATACCCACCAACATTGCCGAGACTCTATCGAAGTTTCCCTTTTTGGAATTGTATTTTATAAGTTCTTCCAAAAGTGCCAGGTCGTAAATTTGATGTAGGTTCATCTGCTGATTCCCCTGCTCATCTTTCCCCCGTTTGCTTCGAAGCCAGTCTCTCAGGTAAATCTCCGCCTGTCCCTTTCTCTGGGAAGAACCCATGGAACAGCCATATTTACGTCCCAACTTCTTGATGCGCACCCCGTCGGTCTGGTCAAAAATCTCTACTTCAGTCATCAACCAGTGCAGCTTCTTAAAACGCTTGGCGTAGGGAATCACTTCCCCACGATCGTTCTCAAAGCCAATCTTGGCATTGTAGTATTCGGCGAGTTTAAATAAGATTTCGTTGTATTCATCTTGGTATTCTGTACGCCCCACATAAGAGGCAACAATCATATCGTCGGGTTGGGAATGTCTATTGGGGCGCTTGAGTACATAAGCACTTCCCAGGGAAGCTCCACCACCGTCTGAGCCAAAGGGATCGTGTACAATAATGTACATATTGTTTGGCGTTACTCCCGAGGAATTTCTGTGTGGGGATTGATAAACCACCACCGCTCCTTTGAGATTGTCTCTTTTGTCGTGGGGAAATTTCTCTATAGGTCTGGCAGAATCGTCGGGACGAAATTTCACCCCTTTACCCGAATCCACCAATTTTCCCGCAATACCCAAGTTCTTGTGAAGACCGTGGGCTAATACATGATTTCGGTGTTCCATAAGTTCCCCGGTAGGGAATAGGTTGTTACTCTCCTGAATAAAAGATTCACGAGGGCACCAAGGATACTCCGCGCAGTGCTTGTCGTAGACACCAGGATCTTTTGCATCCCTTTTAATTTGTTCTCGGTGTGCATCTTCAGCTTGCTTTGCTTTCTCGGTCAGGGAATTCCCATGACTGTCCATATAGCCGATCTTGTTTTTATATGAAGGGAAAAAGAAACCGCAGGATGTACCTGCAGCTCCTTCGTCCCATTCATTCTCAAAAGACATCAAATTGTAGGCTTCGGGGTTGTAGAACATTGACTCGAAATCAATGGCACCTCCGGAGAGATCCCCTCCGGTACCAAATAATACCATTGTTCCGGTAGTAATATCCCCGTCCTCTACACAAGGCTTAGTAGCCAGATATGACGCTTTGAGATTATCAAATGTTCCAGCTTCCTCAAAAATTATAAGACTCGCGTCTTTTCCCCTGGCGGCATCGGGATTGTCTTTAAAGGTAATCGCCTCCACCTCGGATTTGTAGCCCCGCTCCACAGATTGTCCGTTGATGTATTCCAGATACGAAGCCCTTCGATGGTTCTGTTTGTCCACCGCCTGACGGCGTTTTGCCCAGCCCGTATGCTGATTTAAAAAGTTCATATTGTCACTCACCATGGTCATAATCCCCTTGGGATACAAGTACTTCTTGTCAAAGGCGCACAGTAGCGTGTAGGTATTCTTATACGAAGAATATTGGTTGGTAGACACCGAAGCATTCTTATAGGAGAATCCCTTACGACGGGCTTTACCCACGATAAGGTGCTTGCCTGTATCCTGTGCTTGTTTTAATGAGGTAAAATATGCGTGATCTCCGTCCCAGAAATTTGGGAAGGTGACGATCTTTCTGCCCGAGGTTTTCTTTTTCTCCAGCTCTGCCTCGCCGCCAGTCTGAGTTAATTTAATTTGATTGAAGTTCAGATAGAAGTAATGGTCTCCGGTCAGATATTCACCACCGACACTGTAACCTTCTCGACATCGACGCAGCTGTTCAGACCAGTATTCGTAGTAACCTACCGAACCCATGGGGTCTGCACAGTAATAACCGTGTTTTAAAAAATGCAGTGCCTCTCGGCGAAATTCCTGAGTATTTACAAACATATCAATCTTCAAAAAGTGAAGTTGTTCCTCCTCCTTTGATCTTTCGATCATTGGTCTGTTCTTTTTTAACCTTATCTTCCAAACTCTCAATAGAGTCTATGGCTTTGGGCAGACTCTCGGCTAGGGAAATCAGCTGTCCGACGGATTTCACCACATCGGAAATGTCCATACCATCTTCCTGCTGTTCGCCATCTGTCAAGGACAGTGCAACTTCAATGCGCTCTCGAAGTGCATCGATCACACGCGAGGAGGTAAGCAAAGATTCTTTAATAGAAATAAGCGACTTCATTGCCGGGGTAATCTGCAGGGCATTGTATTTATCCATCGCCGCCTTCACGTCATTATCCGGTCTCCAATCCTCCGACAGATTCAACTCTCCCTTGATGCGCTCAGAGCGTTCTTGTGGGTGGTAAATTCCGTAGGGCGATTTGTAGGAGACCATAAAATACACATAGGCGAGTTCGGCAAATGCCCCCCGCTTCTTGCGATCTTTATCCCGGGTAATCAAAAGTTTGAATGCGGGGATAATCTTAATCTCGGGATCAAGTATTATCTTGAAATTTTCCTCTTTGAATAATTGCACTTCTATCGTTTAGTAGTTGTACTCTTTTCGGATTGACCGTAAACTTGCCTAAGTAAGGCAGGCGCACAGTCTGAAAAGCTCCATGGCTCATCACCTTTTTTACATAGGTGAACTGACTCTCCACAATGGCGTGGACTTCGGATAATTTTGCGCCCAGCTCTCGGGCAATTTCCCCTGAGATTTCTACCTCTAATTTCCCCCGCCTTCCCTTAGCCATCAATCATGGTATATTGGGTGGCGACATCTTGCGTGTCGTAATCCAAAATGATTACCTGCTCAAAGCGCTCGCCTTGAGCTAAAAGCATTTGCTCATAATCGATCGAATGCAAGAGGGCTTCTTCCAAGGTGATAAAGACAAATGAAAAACTCATCATAGGCTAAAACTTAGTTGAAGATTCTTTTTGGGAATTACCAGAGGATTAAATCGGTACTCGCGCTCATCAATTATCAATACGCCCTTGTCCTTGAGTGATTTAATAAAATTGTTGAGTACGGCGACCGATTTAAACCCTAGTAAGCCAGTTACCTGCTTGCGCGAATCTGGCGAGCAAGGTTTCTCGGGGGCAATAGTCAAAAAAGCCTCCAAAACTTTCAGCTCGGTGTCCGTGAGTTTCAAAAGTCCATTGATCATCGAGAGATAATCGCGGGTAAAACTCTCCTCGCTGCTATTTATCTGAAGTACTTTCATCGTATTTTTTAACGCGTTCTATTTTTCGGTTAAGTCTTTTTGCCAGAAGCTGGCGAATATTTTTCAAGAGAAGAATCACACATTGATTCTCAGATGAAAAATTCTGCTTCTGAAGTGCGTAGAAACGATCTACAAGAACATTGACTATCTCCTCGTTGGTGGTGCCGGGGTTGTATGTCCCGTCAACCTTCTCGGTAAACTTAATTACCTGCCCATCGATAGAGCCAAAATTCTGTAACTTGTACTCTACACCTGATTTAATTACCTCCATTTGAAATATAATTTTGCTTACATTACGAATATAAGCATTATTATCTGCAAATTACATATTATATGCAATTATATTTCACTTAGATGTAAAATCAAAGACTACTTATATAGCGCTTTTTTATACATGTCACCTCTTCCAGAATGTCAATGAACGAATTTAAGCGACCGAAAGTAGTAAATAAAAGTGGACAGATAACAAAAATTTCGTTTAAAAGTGTACAAAAGACATAAAAGCGTATTAAATAGAATATAAACTGCACATATATGTCATATATCATAATATCGCTATATTATGATGTACTATTAAGACTTAATGCGTAGGAAGAATATTTTCTTTATATTTGAATTGAGTTTCACAAGCAGCTTTTTGTAATGAAATTTCAAAAAAAGTCCGAATTTAAGTCCACCCATAAAATTTGAAATTACAAAAGCCTTTACCTGAAAGGGATTCAGAGCTTACGTACACCTCCTACCCAAGGATGAGTACGGTTAAATTTTAGGTAATTTTAGGATAAAAGCAAAAGTGAAAAAAAGTCCGATTCTGAGTCCACCCAAAAAATCAGACCAACGTAAAGTGTTGGTAATAAAGGGATTAATAGCCTAAATCTGCATCCTTGGTAGGGATGAGGTCGACAGTTCGAATCTGTTCGTCAGCTCAAAGCAAACAAGATCAAAAACCTACCTAAAGCCCACTAATACTGGGAAAACAGAGAGAAAGGAATCCAAATCGGGTTCCTTTCTTTTTTGCTTTATACGCAATTATATAGCGCAGAGAGGAGTATAGAGGGGTATACGTGGTCCATCCTGTGGTCCACCCCCCATCAATGGACTTGTTTATATGAATTATTTTCAAGAGATTTACCTAAAGTTAGATAGCCATTAGAATGTAGGTATTATGTCAGAGAATAAGTTCTTCAAACTTCGAAAACAAAACAAATCAAAAAAAGAATACATTAGAGTAGATTTTTATCACCTAAAAGTCCGCGTCAAATTTTCAACAGGCATTTACGTGGAATCGGAGCATTGGGATGCCCCGGAACAAAAAATTAGAAAAAGCCACCCCTTTTCCACCACCTACAACTACGAGTTAAAAAAGATACACGATCGCATACTTGTCGCCTTAAAAAAGGTAGAGGGGGATTTTTCCACAAAGAAATTCATGGACCTGTACAAAGAGCAGGACAAGATATCAGTCTATAAAGCCTGGGAGAACTACCTGGAAAATGCCGAAAAGAAAAAAACACTTAAAGCCGCATATATTACAAGCCATGAAAATGCCTTGGATAACTTCAGGGACTTCCACAAAGATAAGCCCCTTTTATTTACAGACATCAGCAATGACCTGATCAATAAATGGGGGCAATCGTTAGGCAACGATACTTATACTCGAAGACTCTCTGCATTTCTAGGCGAGGTGGAGGGAACTTTATTCTTACCTACCCGGAATGGATTTAGCTGGGAGAAGTTCACCTCAGATAAAAGGGCTCGAAATAAAAAGCGCAAAAAAAAGAAAAAATTAAGACCGGCTATTCCCATGGACGAACTCGAGATGTTTCTAACCATGGAATTTACCGCCCCAAATTTTAACCAAGTACGAAATTATATTTATTTGATGTACATCTGGGGAGGGGTAGAGCCCATAGACCTATTCTCTATAAAAGTGGTAGATTTTAAAAAACAAATCAAAGAAGACCACTACGATGGAAAGCTTTACTACTACCGCGCTAAAACCGGGAAGCTTTTATTTGTAAGTTACCGAGACATACCCCGTGTGAAAAATTTAGTAGACGACTATTTAAATAGTAGAGAGAATTGTCGATACCTACTGCCTTTTATGGAAGGCATTGACAATCCCACAACCGATAAAGAAGACCAAAAAAGGTGGCACAATAGAAGCGGCTCGATCAACAGGACCTTAAAAAGAATTGCTATTCGACAAGGGTGGTATCCTTCACCCTGGAAGATGAAGTCTATAAAACACGCTTTCTCACAATCGGCATACGCCGCAGGAGTAAACTCCCTGCAGATGAGTCTTTCACTGGGACATGACGATCATAAGACTTCTGGAACTTACCTATCTCAATACGAGCTGGACCAGAAACAAGAGGGCGCCAACATACAGACAAAATTGGCAGTCAAGAAAAAAGAGAAATAACAGCAGCTTAAAATTATAAAATGCACCAAGATTTACACTTAGAACTTCAACGCCTCTCACAGCCCATAGGAAAGAAAATAAAGCAAAGGAAATACCCCATAGAACGCTTAAGTAATGAGACAGGCTTGAGCAAACGAATTATTTACAACATCTTAAAAGGCAAAGATAATTACACCCTTAAGAGTTTAATTGTTTTAACCTCACATTTGGGTTTGTCCTTAACGTATAAGCGCAGGACAAAATTAGAAGTCAAAATAAAAATACAGGGACAGAAAAAAGAGGGCTAATGCCCTCTCTCTAAAAACCGATCAACACTATCTCTTTTATATAGAAATCGATTGGAAGTTACCGCTTTAATTTGAAGTTTCCACCTTACCCGGTGCCTTTTTACCGTATCCTTAGATACCTGTAAATATGCGGCTACCTGCTCGATGGTCATCCATTTACGATCTTTTTCTTTAACGCTATTTTCAACTCGATCGCATACTTCGGAAACCAGTTTTTCAAACTGGACTTGATTTAGTTCCATAAGTATACTACTTTTATAATAATTAAAAAATGATAAAATGCCATTAGCAGAAAACAGTAAAAACACATTTAGCATGCTTAAAACCGTTGAGGAAATTGGCACTTACCAGGTAGTGATCTATTACACCAAGTATATTACGGTGCAGATCAACTTGAATTAGTGCATAATTCCCATAATCTGATAGCTATCTACTTGCCAGTATTCTTTGTCGTTAATTTTAATGGGCATGCAGTTCGCTCCGTTGCCCAAGACCACGGTATTGCCGATCTCTATGCCACGCACATCGGGACCCACAGCAAGAACCTCTGTTGTATAATCGTTATCTGACTGTTCTTGTTTGATCATGGACTCGGATTTCACAATACCACTCTCGGTGGTTTTGCTAACTGAAATAGGCTGAACTAAAACTCCAGCTCCTAAAGGTTGATAATTCACTTGACTCATTTTTAAGTTAAACTTGGTTATATTTATAATACCCTCTTTGGGAGGCTACCCTTCTTAAGTAATGTCTGTTTTGCAGGGGATAGATTTAGCTCTGAACTTTTATCAAAATTCAAAATCAATTCAATCGCCTCGATGCGCTCCTTGTCCCCCTTTTTAAAAAAGAATTCTGGATTCACCATAAACACCCCTCGGGTTAAAGGAATCAACAAACGCTTTTCGGAAAGTGTTCGATATGCCTTTTTCACCGTATTGTGCGTATAAACTACCTGCTTGCGGGTAAGTCCTGAGATAAAGGCTATGAAATCCTGGCGAACCTTCTCATTGGAGTACACCTTATTGTCCTTATCCATAACCTCACATAGAAAATCCATGAGAT